CCCCCCGAGACACCCCCCTGCGAGCCACCCTGCGAGCCACCCTGCGAGCCACCCTGAGAGGATTCGCCGAATGAGTGACATGGACACCCGCGTTGCGGAACGATCCAAAGAGATCGCCGCGGAGAACGCCTACCTCGCGCAACACGGCACCGACGCCGACCCGCCGGTAGCGGTTGAGCCAGTAGTCACACCAGTAGTCACGCCAACGCCGGACGCGAAGGCGACGCCAGCGAAGACGGACGCGCCCGTGGTGGATGAGGCCATCACCAAGGCCGCGCGCGAGACGTTCGCCGCCAAGTACCGGGCAGAGTTCGCCGACGCGACGGACGACGAGATCGACGACGCATTCGCGGACGAAGGCAAGGACGAAGGCAAGGACGAAAGTGCCGAGGGTGAGGTGTCGGACGAAGAAGCGGACGACGTGGACGACGAGTTCGCCGCGCCCAATCAGCCCAAGCACCGGGACACGCCGGTGGACGATTTCGCCTCCGAATTGGCGAAGCAGGGCGTCAAGATCAAACTCGACGACATCAAAGACCCGGTCGCGCGGAAGTTCATCGAGACGCGACTCGCGGAAATGCAGACGGGCTTTACGCGCGCGATGCAGGAAGCGCGCGCGTATCGGAAGGATGAAGTGACGTTCCGCGCCGAGCAACGATTCCAGCGAGAGCACCCCGTTGACCATCTGGTCAGCCTGCTCTTGGAAACCCCGGGACTTGGCGAGCAAGTGAACGCGAAGCTGGACGAGATGGAATCCCCGACGGCGAAGAAGGCGCACGACATCGTCGTCCGGGACGCGAAAGCCCAAGCGAAAACGGCCGAGGAAACCGAGAGTGTTACGCGGTCTCAGCGCGTCGAGCGGGGCGAACAGGTCGAACGGTACGCGATCCGCGCGGCCGAGAAAGCGGGAATCCCCTACGAACTCGGCATTGCCGAATCCATCGTAGCCCTCGTGCTCTCGCGTGGGGAGAACGGTGACGTCACGCGCGCCGAAGTGGACCAGATCATCACGGACAAGGCCGCGATCTACGAGCGCCGCGTCCGCGCCTTCAAGCGCGAATCGCGGAAAGCCTACATCGCGCAGAAAACCGAGGACGCGAAAACCGCGGGCCTCAAACTCAAGCCCGGCCAAGGCGCAGCGCCCGGCGTGGGCAAGCGCACCGCCCCCAAGAGCGACGACGAGTTCGTGGCGATGATGAGCGGGGACGGATGACCATCACACCGAAATCCCGCGGCTTCGGCCGCATTGAGGGTTCATGTCGTATGTAGTCACCAAGGCGAACTGGGACGCGTTGCTCGAAAACGACTACGTCACTGGGAAAATCGCCGAAGCCATCAACGTCGCCGCGCCGTTCCGCGAGGAGATCAAGCGGGTCGGGATGACGAGCGGCCGGATGCGGATTTACGGCGTGCAAGTCGGCGCCTCACAGGGCCAAGGCGCCCGCGCAGAGTTGGGCGGGATGCCCGGCTATGGCGCTGGCGAGTACCAGGACGCCACGGTCACGACCAAGTACAACTACGCCCCGTTCAAGATCTCGGGGCCGGCCGAGACGTTCTCCACCAAGAAAGCGTTCGCCGAGTTCGGCGTCCGCATCATCAAGGACACCGTCCAAGGCTTCAAGCTCTTCGTCGGTCGTCAGACGTGGGGTGACGGGCAAGGCACGCTCGCCCTCATCAACGGCGCCCTCTTGGCCGGTGCTTCGACGGCGACCGTGGATTCGGCGTACGGCGTGCTCTGGGGTTCACTCGCGGCCAACACGACCTTCCTGATCAAGCGGAAGATGGTCGTCCAGTTCGGGACCGAGAATAACGGGGGACTGGGCTACGAGGTCGCGACCGTCACCGGGACGACGTTCACCTTTACGCCGGTGCTCGCGAACAACGTCGCCGACAACGCGACCATCTCGCTCTTGGGCTCGGCCAACCTCGAGCTGACGGGCGCGCTCGCCTTTGCCGCGACGGCCGCGATGATGACGACGCTCGGCTTGGCGTCCACGACGTACAACGGCATCTCGCGGACGAGCTTCCCGGAGTGGGAAGGGAACGTCATCAACGCGGCCGCGGCGCTCTCGCTCCCCAACATCCGCTCGATGCGCGACACGATCTACAAGCGCACCGACGACGAAGAGTCGAACCTGATGATCGGCTCGACCGAAGTGGCCCGCGACTACGAAGCGTTACTCGTCGCCGCCCAGCGGTTCGTCCCCGCGACGGTGCTCTCGGGTGGGCACTCGATCTTGGAACACGACGGGCTCAAGTTCTCGAAGGACTCCCGCGCCCCCGCCAAGGCGCTTTTCTTCTTCGACACGAAGCACATCGCGTGGGCGCAGGGCGAAGAGCCGAATTGGTTGAAGGACGCCTCCGGCATCATGCGCGTCGTGCCGGGCCAAGACGCCAAAGAAGCGCTCTACCGCTGGTACTCGGAAGTGGATGTTGATGAGCCGCGGCGGATGGGGTATTTGTTCAACCTAACTGTGGCATGAAGTTGAACAGTTTACATTCGCGCAATGAGTTCGCTGAGTTTGTAGCGGATTCTTGGCATACAACAATACACAACCCGCGAGAGCGGTTGTAAACGGAGTCCCAATGTCAATCAACGATACGGTTACGCAGGACAAGTCGTCCAACACGTACATCACGGACTCGCTGCGCGCCGAGTTCTCGAAGTTGGTCAAGGACTTCGGCTACTTCGCGCTCCATCGGCCGATGTGGCAAGTCGCGCCCGCGGCCGTCGCGCCGCCGGTCTTGGCGACCGCCACGGTGACGACGCAAGTCAAATCCACCGCGACGACGCAGCTCATGGTGAACGGGGTGCTGACGTCGCTGACGGCGACGGACCCGCTCCTCTTGGTGGCGCAGATCCAATCGGGAGATCCCAACACGTTGGCGATCGGCTCCGTCCGTCGCTGGCAAGTGTGCTGGGATGCGACGAACGCGACGACGGTCATCACGTGTCGGCCGTCGAACGACAAGATCATCGCGAACTTTGCGAGCGCGGCGCTCGCCCTCAACGCCTGTCGGTGGCCGAGCTTGCCGCCCACGGGCACGGTGATCGTCGGCATCGTGGACATCACGAACATCACGAACATCTTCACGCCTGGCACAACGTTGCTGGGTGCGGCGGGCGTGACGGCCGCGTACCACGACGGACCGGACGCGAATTGCTTCCTCGCGTCCCCCGTCTTGCCGTAACCCATCGGGAAAAGGCACGCGTCGCGTTTTCGGGCGCGTGCCGCTCCTGAACCTCTGAGGAATTTCCGATGACACTCACATTAGATACCCGGCACCGACTGCAAGTCGCGCTGGCGCTCGATTCGGCTGGGACCGAAGTCGCCGACGTGCTGGACGGCGATGTCGCGTTGGCGAGCGGGCAAATTGTGGTGGGGAGCGCGGGGGGTGTGGCGACGGACGTGGCGCTCTCGGGCGATGCGACGTTAGCCGCGTCCGGCGCGCTCACGTTGGCGGCGCAAGTCGTCAACGGGACGAACGTGAAGAACGTCGCGACCGCGAACGTGATTGGCGGGATTCCCGTCGTCCACGTGTTCACACTGGCCGCTGGGGCGTTGGCCGATACCGACATTGTGCTGACGCACAAGACGCGGATCGTGGACGCGTATCTCGTGCTGCAAGGGGCCGGCGTGGCCTCGACGACGCTCCAAGTCAAGAGCACCGCGAACGCCATCACGAACGCGATGGCGGCGTCGGGCTCCGATCAAGCGTTGATTCGCGCGACGACGCTCGATGACGCGAACTGGGAAATCGCCGCGGGGGGCACGCTCAGGGTGACGAGCGCGTCCGGCGCGACGCAACCGGCCGCGACGGTGTTCGTCCACGGCTACCGAGTCGCCTAAGATGGCGTCCTTCGCGTCGTATAAGGTGATGAGCGCGCAGACGGGGCAAGTGCTGTTCATTGGCACCGACCCCGTGACGGCGCGCGCGGATTGCATCACGCAGGCGAATCAGTTGTCGCTCGACCGGCCGAACGAACAGATGTCCGTCGTGCCGTTCCATCACGGGGCCGGTGGCGCTCGTCCGCTCTTGACGTTCGACCAGTTGCAAGCCTTGGCGGTGAGCGTCCGCCGTCAGCCCGTTCTCACGAACTGGACGTAACGCGATGGACGCGCCGCAGTCGTCGAACGAAGTCCAACCGGTCGTCGCGGCGTTACGCCGTCTCGATGGCCGGCTGGACGTGGTGTGGAATCCCCGCGCGTTGATCGTCCGGCATGGGGCGATCGACGTGTACGGGACCGTCATTCAGCCCACGCATGACGGTCGGTGGGAAGTGGTGATCCGGGACACGGCCGCAGGGATGCACGCGGACCGTGACTACGCGGTGGTCTACCAAGTGCGCGGGCCCGAGGACGAGTACAAAGCCGTCGGCCCGTGGCTCGTGGAGTTCATGCAAAAGTGGGACAGCGCGCAAGCGCATTTCCGCGAAGAAATGGCGCGGGCGTGGGCGATGAACGACCTGAACGAAGCGAACGCGGCGCGTGTGGATGACGCCGCGGTCGAAGATCGGATGGACCGCATTGCTTTCGCGAGCAACTATCGCGGGGGCGTCGAGACGTGGAAGGGACGGGGCGCGGATTTCGGCGCGATGGCGGCCAAGGCCCGCCGCGCGATGGCGCCCCCGAACGGCCAGCCCGCTCTCATTCCCAAGTAACCCAGTCGTCACCCGAGGACACATCAATGAGCAATCCCGCTGTGAGTCCGTACGCCGCCACTGATGGCCCGAACGATCATCATTTGTTCGGCGGCCAGTTGCATCCCGGTCTCGCCGATTACTCGCCGACGTTGCTGGCGCCGAAAGGGCCGAACGCCGCGGAAACGATTGCGGTCGGTGAGCGCGCGAAAGCCGTGACGCTGGCGATGCAGGAAGTCGAGAAGGCGCGCGAAGAACTGGAACGCGAACGCGCCGCGTGGGAAGCGGGCAAGACGGGCGGGTCGTCGGGCGGGAAGAAGAAGAAGGACGCCGCGGAATGACCCCGATCAAACCTTCGCACGCCACGGTCGACGCGAACCACGGCCAAGTGGACGCGGAACGCTGGGACGGCTTGGTGCCCGGCGACGTTGGGGAGGCGGTCTCGTACCCGATGGCGAACGCCACGTCGCTCCACGCCTTTGGCACGTTCGGCCTTTCCGGCGTGTGTGACATCGAAGTCTCGAACGATCCCCAAGGGAAGGACGAGACGTTTGTGGACGTGCTGACCTTCCGGGCGCCGACGCTCGAGGCGTTGCACCCGCCCGCGGTGTGGGTGCGCCCGCGGATGCTCCCCGCGCCCGATCCCAGCATCACCGTGACCGTCATTCTGCTCGCCCGGAGGA